TCAAAATAGACCTGCCTGGTTGGATGAGCGCTTACGCTAACTCTCCTGACCAAAACGGTTTGTTAAACCAATGCCTCGCCCCCCGTAAAACCAGTGATGGTTCTGGGGCACAAAGCCCAGCTTGCTGCGCCCGCGCAGCAAGATTGGCTCGAGCGTCCATTCGGAATGGATGCAGGGTGATTCGGCGTCGCTTCAATCTTACGATTGGTGACTTCCCGGACCCTGCAATCTCCGATCTTAGCAGATGGCACGCTCATCTCCTCCTCCCTGGAAAGCGGACAAGTACGCTTTCCTTCCCTCCCGCAACCCGGAGGCTCCGCTCGGGAGCGCTGACTAAGCAGCGTCTCTCGCGGACGGATCGTTGGTCCTTTGCCAACTCGGTCGCTTCACTCAAGCGATCCTTGCCCGATCCGTGCCGTCGCCATTGTCCCAGCTCTTGGGATCAATGGTTCTCGACAGCGTCCTCCGCTTCCTCCACCCCATCCTCTCCGCATTACCTGAAGTTCGTTAGATCCCAGGTAATGAAATTCTTCCCGCTTGGTTGGGATCGCGACTATTGCGACATAGTCGATCGATTCATCCCACGGGCTTCGACGCGCTTTGACCGTGCGTCGTTAGGGACCAGTCGTGCTGACACGTCTTGGTCTTGGGAAGAATTCCGTCGGGAGTGCCGCCGTCCTAGCGACACTTCTCCACTTTCTGGTCGTTACTGCGAAGTACCGACCCCCGGCAAGGCTCGACCTCTCATGCTGTTTGACAGCCGAGTGGACCTGCTGGGCCCGATGCATCACGCAATTTGGCGTGTGCTACGGAGAAAGGAATGGCTCCTGGTAGGGCCACCGACGGCGAGGAGGATCACTGAACTCATGCGAGATCTCGAGACAGCCACGTCTGTCGATCTCGTCTCGGCCACTGACCATCTCCCGATGGATGTGACCGAGACCATCCTGAATGCGATCTTGTCGAGATCGCAGTTCTCGGGGCCGCTGCGATTGCTCGCAGTCAACTCCCTGAGACCCTACATCTTTCGTAAGAAAGCATTGGTAGGGCAGGTGGCATCGGGGCAGTGCATGGGGGCCTACCTCTCTTTCCCCCTGCTGTGCCTGCACAGCCACTTGGCCGCTTCGTGGGCAGCCAAGGTGAGCAATTGTGGGCGCTTCAGGACCCTTGTAAATGGGGACGATTGTATAATCGCCTCCAGCGGCCGTGTCAATCTGGAATCCTATCCCGTAGGATACCAGATCAACTTCGGGAAGACAATGGTTGCCAAGAGCAAAGTCGAGATCAACTCGACAGCGTTCTTACGCAAGGGGTGGAGGTGGGCGGAAGTCCGGCATTTACGCCGGGGTGGTGGGCTAACCGATTTTGAGGGTCTACAGCACCAGGCTGGGGCCGCTCGCGTAGCGCCTGAGTGGACAAGCTCACTCATTAAGGCGAAAATCGGTTGGCAGTGGGGGATCCGCCCGTCGTTGCTGGGCCTTCATCGGCACAGCTATGTGGCATTTCACCGGGAAATGACACTATTACGACGGGTTCACGACACTCCTCTCCCTCAACGCTGTAAAGTTGAGCAAGCGTGGGGGGAGTTGACGAGAGATGAGATGGGGTACGATGAGGAATTGGCCGTATGTAGATACGCCTTTCAACTCGGACGCCCCATCTCGGAGGGACGCGACCCCGAGGAGTCGAAGCGATGGACTGCTTCGACTCGGCCAGGTCCCATCCGTGCACGGCAACGTGCCATCTCGACCAGATTGTCAAGGTGGAAAGGCAGATATCTGTCTTTCCGCGTCTGGCGTCAGGAGTGTTGTGTCGGAAGGAGGGAGGAGAGTCCCACCCTACGGGTTCCTGAAGACTGGTACGTTCCAGCTTCTCATACCCGTCATGTGAAGGAGGCGCGAGCCTCCTTCGACCGTTGGTGGGACAGGGTCTCCAGTGGGTGATGCGGGGAGTGGTCGACTGCATGAAGCGAGTGGGCATGCGTCGGGGAAAAGGGCACCGCGCTGGCGATGTGGATTACGAGGAAGCGTAGTAATCTACCCCGGTTGGTCTATTAAACATTAGACTCGAATCGGCCCGAAAGGGTTGTCGTCGGCAGGAGATACGTCAGAAATGGCCTCTATCTTTGTTGCGGAGTATGCCTGGACCGAAGGCCCCCACAAGCGGGATTGTCGCGGGGACTGATGGGATGTATCCGAATTGGACCACCTATCGGTCAGGGCAGTCGTTTGATAGAGGGTATTCTCGGCGACGAGGATATCCCGGCACGTGAAAGAAACTCGCAGGGTTAAGGAATTCTGCGGGGGTGTGAGGAGATGGTGTACTCCGGTTTCGGCTAGAGTCGTCCTGCGTACTCATGCTTCGATTAGCGTGTTG